AGCGACCTGATCTATGGCGAAGGCATGGAGGCAGCAGAGGGGAGCAGCCTCGAGGCGTATGTCAATTTCATCAAGATATTCCAAGCGGAAGATGTTCGTCGTGTATGTCACGACCTGAAGCTCTTCGGCCATGCATCCTTTCAGCTCACCCTCGACAAGGGTCAGGTGGTCGGAGCGTTCCATATCCCCCGCAACTACTTGCGCCCTGCGAAGGTGAACGACGAGGGCGAGGTGGACACCTTCTACTTCTCGAACGACTGGAGCAAAGCAAAGAGCCCCAAGTTCGCCCCTCAAGCCTTCCCCGCGTTTGGGCATCAGGCAGCAGGCGACGACGTGGCCATCTTGAGCGTGGAATCGTACAGCCCCGGGTCTGTTTACTTCTCCCCTGTGGACTATCAGGGAGGGCTTCAATACGCGGAACTGGAAGGAGAGATCGCGAACTACCACTTGAACAACATCAAGAACGGCCTCGCGCCCTCGATGATGATCAACTTCAACAACGGAGTGCCACCGATCGAGGAGCAGTTCGAGATCGAGCGCGACATCTTGGCCAAGTGGGGAGGGTCATCCAACAGCGGCAAGGCCATCATCGCCTTCAACGATTCACCAGACAGCGCAGCAACGATCGACGCGGTGCAGCTATCCGATGCGCACAACCAGTATCAGTTCCTTTCGGACGAGTGCATCAGGAAGGTCATGGTGGCGCACAGGATTACCTCTCCGATGCTTTTGGGCATCAAGGACAACACAGGGCTCGGCAACAACGCGGAGGAGCTGCAAGTCGCCTATGAGCTTTTCGCGAACTCTGTCATCAAGCCCTTCAGGCAGCTTATCACCGAGGCGTGCGAGAGGATTATCAAGCACAACGGCCTCGACATCGAGCTCAACTTCATCGACCTAAACCCTGTGATGGGCGAGCAAGGTGCAGAAGTGGGTCAATCATACACCGGAATACAAGTAAGCTCTGCCCTCGACATCGTAGCGAAGGCGAAGACGGGCGAGCTGACAGCCGCACAGGCGGGCACGCTCCTCATCTCCATGCTCGGATTCACAGAGGACAGCGTCGAGAAGCTGTTTGCAGAGCAAGGCGTGAAGCTATCCATCGAAGCCCCTCACTTCAGCGATACAGCGGAGGAGGCATGGCTGAATTACCTCGAGGACAAGGGCGACAAGGTAGACCTCGACGAGTGGGAGCTCGTCCATGAGGAGGAGGTAACAGACCCCGACGAACCAGACGGGGAGGTCTTCAAGTTTTTCAAGAGATTCAGCGACCCGGAGGAGAAGAGCCGCCACGATGGGGGCGTCTATAAAATCCGCTACCGCTACGACCCCAAGAGAACCAAAGAAAACAGCCGGACATTTTGCAAGAACATGGTCGCCAACGCAGAACAGGGCGTATACTACCGCAGGGAAGACATCGAGAAGATGAGCAACGCAGGAGTGAACAGCGACTTCGCACCGAAGGGCTCATCCTCTTATGATATCTTCAGGTGGAAGGGGGGCGTGAATTGTCACCATCGTTGGTATCGGATGATATTCAAGCGCAAGCAAGTGGGAGGCAAGGTCAAGCCACTCGACGAAAGCGAGAAGGGAACAACGCGCAGGGACATCGAAGAGAACTACAAGCGCACAAGCGAGGGCGCAGCGAAGAGCGCAGGGGTGCAGCATATGAACCCCGCAGGCTACGACGACGCGAAGATGCGCCCCATTGATATGCCAAACCAAGGGAGACGATGAGCGACGTGCTATTTATACAGAGGGAAGACCTGATCCGCTACACGCTGATCGGGGGCAACGTGGACACCGACAAGATCATCCCACACATCAAGGTGGCGCAGGACATCCACATCTTGCCGATACTTGGAACGAAATTATACGAGAAGCTCCAGAGCGACATCAGCGGCAGCACATTGGCGGGCAACTACTCGACCCTCCTGACCGAGTTCGTGCAGCCCTGCTTGATTCATTTGGCCGCTGCGGAGTTCTATCAGTTCCACGCCTACGAGGTAAGCAACGCGGGGGTCTTCAGGCATCAGTCAGAGAATGCAACCACGCCCTCCATCGATGAGCTTCAGGCTCTCATCACCAAGCAGACGGATGTGGGCGACCACTACAAACGCAGGCTCGTCGATCATCTCGAATACTATCCCACCCGCTTTCCAGAGTACACGGCAGCGCAGGAGGATGGTATGCATCCGAATCATTCACGCAGGTCAAATCGTTGGGTCTACTGATATGGCAAACACGAACAACTGGGGCGAGATTTACAACTCCACATGGTGGGGGGACGAGGACTGGAGCGCGAACTCTCTGAAGATTGACAGCGCGCCTCCGGGCTTTGCAGGCCAGAACCTTTTGCTCGGCTCTGAAGAGCTCGAACAGAGCGATGAAGGTGAATGGGAGCGGCTTAACATCAACGCGGTCGATGCGAATGTTTCAGGCGTGGCCAACCCTTTGAGCTCTGACGAGACGGTTGAAAAGGTAGACTTTCAGGCGAGCCCAACCTCCAGAATCATCCAAGACGTGACGCTTGTGGCAGGCACGCAGTACACCTTCAGCGTCTGGGCAAAATCAGCGGGCGCAAGTAATGAGCAGTTTCGCTTGAGGTATTGGGACAGAACAGCGAGCAGCGGAGGCGGTGATCTTTTTACAGCCTTGACCACAGACTGGGACGCAACGAGTGGACGCTATTCATTCACCTTCACGGCTGCCAGTAGTGGCGTTCATGCGATGCACATCCAAAACTCGGGAAGCGTGCAGAGGCGCATCTACTTCTGGGGCGCGATGTTGAACGAGGGAGCAACGGCAGGCGATTACATCAAGACAGAGTTTACGCCACAGCCAAGCAACCCACCAACCCCTCCGATGGAATTCGGGGACAATTTTGTCGGGGTCACGGCTTACTACTCTCTGAGACGATTCACAACGGGAGAGGACAACAACGCCATACGGGTGAGAAGGTCATCGGATGACACCGAGCAAGACATTGGCTTTGATGCTAACGGGGACTTGGATAGTACGGCTCTCCTTGCTTTTGTAGGAACGGGGGGCACAGACAACGGCTTCGTCTCAAAATGGTACGACCAAAGCGGCAATGGCAATGATGCGATAAACGCGGACGCATCCGAGCAGCCACTGATTGTGAGTGGGGGGGCATTGGTAGAGGAGAACGGAAAGGCGGCAGTTGACTTTGATGGGGTGGATGACTATTTGCAAAACACCTCACTCGTTTCAAGCACTCCGACTACTCACTATCTGACCGCCAAAGCTAACCCAAAAAGCACAACTCAACGACTTAGCGATGGCGGAGTAAGTAGTTCAACAAGGCACTCAATCTATCAAAATGCTTCTCGTTTTCAATATTTTGGCGGAGTTACTCTCACTGGAGATACAGAAGATGCAAATCAAAACTTGCACTATTTCCTTGCAAATGGTACAAGTTCAGAAATAGCTATAAACGGGGCAACTGCATCTGTTGGCAATGCAGGGACAAATACACTCAATGGATTGACATTTGCCGCAAGGTGGGACGGGGCAGCCCAATGGGGTGACGTTTCAATTCAAGAACTAATAATTTTCGACTCCAACCAATCAGGCATCCGCACGGACATCGAATCGAACATTAACGACCACTTCTCAATTTTTGAGCCATGAGTTGGTACATTGGAACATTAGAAGAGTGCAACGCCTACAACGAAAAGGTGAACGAGGCGAAGCAGTACAAGGGAAGCATCACTTCCAACTGGGCGAACCCACGGCAACACCCTGACGGGAGCAAGTGGGCGATAGTTGCGAACAACTCCATCGAGCCACAAGAGGAATCAAATCTTATCTTTGAAGTTCAGCTCTCGGACGACTGGACGCCCGAGGTAGAACTCTAAAAAATGGCGAACCTCTTTGACTCCGCGAGCCTTCTGCTCGTCGCATCTGCATTCAAATCAGCAAAAGCATACAGCGTTATTCCGACAGATGGAGACGGAGACTTCACGTTCGCCAGAGCAGCGAACTCCTCACGCACGAAGAGCGACGGCACAACGGAGACAGGCATCGCCAACAACCTCCCCGCCCTGCACTACGGCACAGCGGGCGACCCCGAGACGTGCCCATCCTTCCGCGTGGAGAACAGCACAGCAGCCGCCACCTTCACCCTCTCGGACATCGTAACGAAGGGAATCTTGACGGGCGACAGCGGGACGCTCATGATTGAGGGCAAGATACCCGACAGCGTGACGGGGTTCATCGACATCGGCTTGAGCTCCGACTTCAACAACAACCGCATCAGAACCCTCAACACAGGCTTCAGCATCGTGCAGGTGGGCTCGGGAGTGGTCTCCTCGGACGGGACGATCTTCGACAGCGATGGCACGCACATCGTGACACGGATCGCAGTCTCATGGAGTGGAGCAGGCACAGCAGCAAGCGCGACCCCAACGATCTTGATGAGCCAGAACGGAGAGACCAAGACGCACAGCATCACCGAGTGGAATGATTCGGCCTACTTCGATGAGATACGCATCACAGGGAAGAGCAGCGACGACAGCGACGAGATTAAGGTCTTCGCTTTATGGGACACTGCCCTCACGCAGACGGAGCTCAACACGATCACCAGTGGCAGCTAAAAGCGACGAGATACGCCTCCACCTCATCAGGGAGCAGGAGGATATGTGGCAGACGACGGGACGCCTCGAAGACCGCAACGGCATCGAGCTCGCCAAAACCCTCGAGCTGCCGTGGAGAAACAACGAGCGCAACATCTCAAGAATCCCGGGCGGTATTTATCCAGTCATCAAGCACATCAGCCCCAAGTTCGGGCAGTCGTTTTGGCTTCAAGACACGGGCAGCCGTTCGCAGATACTCATTCACGCAGGAAATTATCACAGAGATACACACGGATGCATCCTTGTGGGTGAGGGACTTAAGGACATCAATGGCGACGGCCACCTCGATGTGTACAACTCCCGCAACACGATCACCAAGTTGCTGCGGGCTTTGCCTCGTAAATTTGCAATGAAGATTACCACAATCGGAAAAGATGAAATTTGATCTGGACGAGATAGGCATCAACATCGGGCTGATGATCGGGGGCTTCTTTGGCTCTCTCATCACCATCAAGAAGAAGCGCGACCTCAAGGAGCAGCTCCTCTCCGTAGTCACGGGCACAATGTCGGCCAACTACCTCGCCCCTGTTCTCATCGACTGGCTGAACTTGACGGGCTCGAGCCAATACGGCACGGCCTTCATCGTTGGCTTTGGTGGTCTGAAGATGGTCGAGGCCTTCTACCACAAGTTCTTCGATAAGGTCACAAAGTGAACAAGCAGCGATTCATCGGGGAGCTGATTCAATGGCTTGTGATCGCCCTGCTCGCCTTCGCCATGTTCGCGTGGATTGAGGTGCGCTTCTTCCTCCCTACTCTGGAGCGCGACATCGAGAAGGTCATCCACCACGACACGATCTACCACGATACCATCTACATCGTCAAGGGGGACACTCTGCACCCCTAAAAAATGAACCCTTGCTATCAGGTCTACGAGGATGGGAGTCTCTTCCTTGTGTACTTTTGCCTGCACCAATACGCCCCCGACGATGACAAGGTTCTCTACTTTCAAATTCCGCCTGCATATTCCTGACAGCGATATACTCAAGGTGCTGATCCTTATCACATCGGTTGCCATCTGCATCTTGTCGCTCACCTCGTGCTCCGCGAATTGGCACTTGAAGAGAGCCATCGCCAAAGACCCGAGCATCATTCAGCCGCCCGAGGTGGAGATCGTGGACACTACCATCGTCATCGAAGAAATACGCGCAGAGACGACTTTCGTGGCTCTTCCGATAGATACCATCACAATCGAAAAAGAACGCCTTAGAATCAAGATAAAGCGCATCCACGACACTCTGGTGGTCGATGGTGTCTGCATGACCGACACGATCCGCATCATCGAGGAGGTGGAGCTTCCTCCTATCATTAAATACGAGCCGCGCCCGACGTGGCAGACCATCCTCGCGTGGCTACTTGCCGGGCTGTTCGCTTTCAAGATTATCCAGAGAGCGATCGACCGCTTCCTCGGGGCGTAAAATTTTTTCTTTTTTGTTTGGTAGTGTTGAAAAAGGTTTTATATTTGACTTGTCAAACAGAAACAAACAACAAAAACCAACATCATGGCACATACTTTTACATTTAGATGTGACGACGGGAGGCTGAGAGACTTCACCACCGAAACCACTTCTTGGGAGGACATGCTCTACGACTTCCTCGAGCAGCATTGTTCCTTTTTGTTTGAAGAAATTGGTCTACAAGACAGCTGTCAGATCGAACTCGTTGAAGAGAAAGATGGCGCAGCGCTTGAAATCATTGGTGCATACTCGACGCACTTTGTCTTTCAGTAAACCACATCAAACACCAACACCATGAAAACACTATTTGAACGGCTACGGCCAGAGCAGCGCGAACGCCTGCAAGAACTCAAGAAGGAGATGCCCTTCGTGCAGGACGGCCTCGTCAAGATACTCCAACAGAACACCCTCCTCATCCACGTCCCCTTCGGTGATGTGATCGACATCGTGCGCTACTTGGGCGATGGTCGGCACTCCATTGGTGACGGCATCACAGCGATATACAACTGCTTTGAAGACATTGAAAAGACAGGCGACGATCCGGGCCTTCAATCGGATCACAACGCTCAAACATCAACCAACACATGAGCAACTTTTCATTCATCCCAGAGGGGCACAAGATGCCATCCTCAAAAGGACGCTACACCAAAGTAAAAGAGGGCGAGACCCTCAAGCTCCGCGTCCTGTCTCTTCAGATCGTCGACGGCTTCACCCGTTGGACGAACGACAACAAGCCCATCAGGTGGCGCAATGGCGAGGACGAGCCTGCGGGCTTTGACTTCCGCGAAGGCGACAAGGCCAAATACTTCTGGGCTCTCGTGGTCTGGAACTACGAGACGGAGCAGTCCGAGGTGTGGGAGATCACACAGAAGAGCATCCTCGACAGCTTACGCAACTACGCGACCGATGAGGACTGGGGGCACCCGAACACCTACGACCTCAAGATCGCACGCACCGGAGCAGGGCTCGAAACATCCTACGCCCTCACCGCGCTGCCACACAAGGCAATGACCAAGAAGGTCGAGGAGGCGATGAACACCGACTTCCCGGACGTTCATGCGCTCTTCACAGGTGACGATCCCTTTCAAGCTGCGAAGTGATGGGAGCGAGCCGCGAGCTATTCATCAAAGAGCGGGAGGCCAATGCTTCCCGCCACGATGAGGACTACCAGTATCTTCAATGGAGTCTCCGAAAGAAATCAAATAAGTCAAACACCAAAAAAGCCGTAAGGCCAAAGAAATGAATCAGCCGAATACTTACGAGGAGGTGATGGCCAACATGGTCACCGAGATCGAGGAGGGCAACGAGAGCGCGCTTCAGGCGTTCCTCTCCTTCCGCAACATCGAGAAGATCGCGAAGGACTGCATGAAGCAGATCGAGCACCTCGCTCTGGAGGAGCTATCCGACCACAACGGAAGGCTCGAGCAGGGCGACATCGTTATCGAATCACGCAGCAGCGCAGGGCGGTGGAAGTTCACCGACGACGCTCACGCGGCACTCAAGCAGCAGCTCAAGGATGCGGAGGAACTGCGCAAGCAAGCGCACAAGCTCCACCTAAAGGGCAGCGAAGTCATCGACCCAGACACGGGCGAGATCGTACCGCCTGCCGACTACACCCCCGGCAAGGAGAGCATCTTCATCTCTAAAGCACGGAAGTCATGATCAGGCGTTCACTCATGTCCAAGCTCTCGGACACCGACCGCCAGAAGGTCGAGAAGAGCGAGAACAGCACCATCGTGCTCCCTGCCCTGCGCACCCACTCCTTCGCCATGC